TTCAGAGGGACAGGAAATAATGTCTAATTATGAATATGATGCTTTATATGATGAACTTAAAAAGCTTGAAGAGGAAACTGGCTGTGTGCTTTCGGACAGTCCTACAGTAAATGTTGGATATGAAGTATTAAGTGAGCTTCCAAAGGAACGACACGACTCACCAATGTTAAGTCTTGATAAGACCAAAGACAGGGAAAGCTTAAGGAGCTGGTTAAAAGACCAGAAAGGATTGTTATCGTGGAAGCTTGATGGACTTACTATAGTTCTTACATATGAGAATGGAGAACTGGTAAAGGCGGTAACAAGAGGCAATGGACAGATTGGTGAAATTATTACTAACAATGCAAGAATGTTTAAGAATATACCTGTAACTATAAGTTATAAGGGAAGACTTGTGTTAAGAGGAGAAGCAATTATAACTTATTCTGATTTTAACAGAATTAATGAGGAAATTCCTGAAACAGATGCCAAGTACAAAAATCCAAGAAATCTTTGCAGTGGCTCAGTAAGACAGCTCAATAATAAGATAACAAAAGAGCGTAATGTCAATTTCTTTGCATTTACGCTTGTATCAGCAGATGGAGTAGATTTTAATAATTCAAGAAAATGCCAGTTTGAATGGCTTAAAAGCCAGGGATTTGATGTTGTTGAATATAAGGAAGTTGATAAAGATAATATACTAGATGCAATTGACTGGTTTGAGCATACAATTGTTAATAACGATTTTCCGTCAGATGGACTTGTTATTATATATGATGATATTGCTTATGGTGAATCGCTTGGAAGAACAGCGAAGTTTCCAAGAAATGCTATGGCATTCAAATGGACAGATGAAACCGCAGAAACTACATTAAAAGAGATAGAATGGAGTGCTTCAAGAACGGGACTTATCAATCCTGTGGCAATATTTGAACCGGTTGAACTGGAAGGAACTAAAGTTTCAAGGGCAAGCGTGCATAATATAAGCATAATGGAAAGCCTTAAGCTTGGAATAGGTGACACAATTAAAGTATTTAAGGCCAATATGATTATTCCGCAGATTGCAGAAAATATTACACAGAGCGGAACAGTAAGGATACCAGAAGTCTGTCCGGTATGTGGTGGAAAGACAAGGATAAGCGATGTTAATGATGTAAAATCATTGTATTGTGATAATGAACAGTGTCAGGCTAAGCACATAAAAAGCTTTGCACTTCTGGCATCAAGAGATGCACTTAATATAGACGGTTTATCAGAGGCAACTCTAGAAAAGTTCATTCAGAAAGGTTTCCTTAAGAGGAGAGGGGATATTTTCAGAATATCAAGATATAAAGATGAGATAACAGCAATGGAGGGCTTTGGCGAGAAGTCTTATAATAATCTTATTGAAGCACTTGAAAAGGCGAAAGATACAGATTTAGTCAGGGTTATATATGGCCTTGGAATAGATAATGTGGGACTTTCCACAGCAAGATTAATAGTTAATAAGCTTAATAATGACCCTGAGGCAGTTCTTAGAGCAACAGCAGATGAACTTACTGATATAGATGGAATAGGTGAAGTTATAGCAGAGGCATTTGTTGAATATTTTAAAAATGAAGATAAGAAAGATGAGTATCTTGACATATTAAGTGAGGTTAATATTAAAGAGACTGAAAATGTACAGACAACCGAGGAACTTGCTGGCAAGACATTTGTTATAACAGGAAATGTTAATCATTTTGCTAACCGCAATGAACTTAAGGCACTTATAGAGAGTATGGGAGGCAAGGTGACAGGTTCTGTCACAGGTAACACATCGTATCTTATTAATAATGATAGTACATCGCAGTCAACTAAGAACAAGAAAGCTGCCCAGCTTGGTGTTCCAGTGATTACGGAGGAAGAATTCATCAAGCTTGCAGGAAAAGATGAATTGTTGTAGAATACATCATTAACAGTAAGTTTGACTATATTAAAATGTGATTTACACAGGAATCGAGGTAAATATGCCAATTAAAATACAGAATGATCTTCCAGCTAAGCACGAGTTAGAGGAAGAAAATATATTCGTGATGGACGAAAGCAGGGCGCTTTCACAGGATTTCAGAGAATTGCAGATAGCAATTCTTAATCTTATGCCAATAAAGCAGGACACAGAATTGCAGTTATTAAGAGCATTATCTAATACTCCATTACAGATTGATGTGACATTTATACAGACAGAATCACACGTGTCAAAGAATACATCATCATCACATATAAAGAAATTTTATGAAACATTTTCTAATGTAAAAGACAGAAATTTCGATGGACTTATAATAACAGGAGCACCAGTTGAAAAGCTTGCATTTGAAGAAGTGAACTACTGGGATGAGCTTACAACAATAATGGAGTGGTCAAAAGAGCACGTTACATCAACACTCCACATATGCTGGGGTGCACAGGCGGGACTTTACTACCATTATGGAATTAAGAAAGTCCTTCTTGATGAGAAATTATCAGGTGTATACAAGCACCACGTTCTTAACAGAAAAGAGCCTCTTGTAAGGGGATTTGATGATTTCTTTATGGCACCACATTCAAGATATACAGAAGCGTGCAGGAAAGATATATTAAACAACAAACAGCTCAAGGTATTTGCTGATTCAGATGAAGCGGGCATATATATTGCAATAGGACAGGACGGCAAGCATATATTTGTTATGGGTCACCCTGAATATGACAGAATGACACTTGATCAGGAATATAAGAGAGATTTAGACAAGGGGCTTGAGCCACAACTTCCAGTGAACTATTATCCAGATGATGATTGCAACAGAAAGCCAGTGTTATCTTGGAGAAGCCACGCTAATAATCTTTATACTAACTGGCTGAATTATTACGTATATCAGACTACCCCTTATGAACTTAACAAAAAGCACAATAAATGCGGTATTTAAGGGATTTTAAGCGGCATTAGATTAATTATCAATTTCCACATATTTCTATGTATTTCTATATATTTCAATAGCAAAAGTGTGTAGTAAGTGTGTAGTAACAAGATTAAAAGTGTGTAGTAACAAGATTAAAAGTGTGTAGTAAATTAAAACTAAATAAAGCCTTGATATATGACATAAATATGAGAAGAACTTGATAATGTTCTTCTCTTTTTTTATGCAAAAATATAATCAGAAAGAGAGGTAGTGCAAATGTTTTCTGATGAAGTAAGAGAAAAAATCTTGAGCAAAGAAGAATTACAGAAACTTGACTTAGTGACATTATCTCTTGTTATCCACGCAATCGAGGAAGTTTTAGAGGAGGCAGACAATGAACAATCCTTATCAAGCAGTGCCTATGATGAATAATTCTTATATGCAATCTCAAAATCCATATATGGATAGAATGAACTTTTTGCAAAATTATCAGCAGAACTTGCAACAGCCAGTGGCAGGGACACAAATGTCCTTAGCAAATCAACAGGCTATGCCACAGCAGATAGCAGGCATTAACGGAAGAATAGTACAGACAGTTGAAAATATTAATGCAAATGAAGTGCCTATGGATGGCTCAATGGCATTTTTCCCTAAGCAGGATATGTCGGAAATTTATGTTAAGGGTTGGAATGCTGACGGAACAATTAAGACGGTTGTGTATAAGCCTTATACAGCCCCTAAAGATAATCAGACAGTAAATTCTATGGCTAATACAGAAAACGCTAAATTTACCCTATCAGACGAAAGCACACAGCTATTTCTGAATAAGTTTGAGGAATTATCGGAGAAAATAGGGCAGTTGGAAAATAGATTTGATAAATCTTTAGGAACACAGAGAAAAACATCAAGAACTCAAAGTAAGGGCGGTGATGAAGAATGAATCAGCAGTTAATTCAAACTATAAATCAACTTAAGTCAATTCGGAATCCACAGCAAATGGCAATGAATTGTTTACAACAGTCGGCACAGCGTGGAAATCCTATGGCAAAAAACTTGCTTAATCAGATAAACAGTGGAAACACGCAAGGCGCAGAGCAAATTTTAAGTAATTTTATGAATACACAAGGAATAAACCTTAATGATATTAAGGGTATGATGAATTAGGACATTTTGGGTTGTGCGCACATAATGACCGGTTATCCCATTTGTTAATAAAATAAATGGAGGTAAACAAGATGTTTAATTCAAACGGAGTTAGTCTCGCAGATATTGCCGCAGTAACAGGCAATAATCGTAATAACGATGGTATGTGGGGCGATGGTGCATGGTGGATTGTAATTCTCTTAATCTTTGGCTGGGGCAATAACGGCTGGGGCGGTTTCGGTGGAAATGGCAACGGCGCAGGCTACACTGATTCAGCTATACAAAGAGGTTTTGACAATCAGGCAGTTATCAGCAAGTTAGATGGCATTTCTAACGGACTTTGTGACGGCTTCTATGCTATGAACAATAGTATGCTCACAGGTTTCAATGGTATTAACACAAATATCATGCAGACCGGATTCGGTATCCAGCAAGCTATTAACGCTGATACAGTCGCTAATATGCAGAATACAAACGCATTACAGGCACAGCTCGCTAACTGTTGCTGCGAGACGAGAGAAGCCATTCAGGGTGTAAACTACAACATGGCTACTAACACTTGTGCTTTACAGAACACAATGAACAATAATACAAGAGATATTATCGACAGTCAGAATGCAGGAACAAGAGCAATTCTTGACTACTTATGCCAGGATAAGATAGCAACACTTACAGCAGAGAACAATGATTTACGCAGAGCCGCTTCGCAGGATCGTCAGAGTGCATTACTTACAACTCAGATGGCAGCTCAGACACAGCAGATTATCAATGCAGTAAATCCGTCTGCTATTCCGGCATATGTCGTACCTAACCCAAATGCTTATGCATATGGATGCGGATGCAACACAGGTTGTGGCTGCTAAAAGTAGCAGCTACGCAAAAATGAATAATTGAGTATCTTAATTGAGTTTAACTCGATTATGTCTGCTATGCAGTATTACTTATAATCAAAGGGCAGACTATAATGTTTGCCCTTATTTTGTGAAAGAGAGGTAATAAAAATGGCTGAATTTTCAAATGTTGCAACACAGACAGTTGCAGTAAATGGGAATGTATTATTTACAGATGCACCAACATCTGTATGCAATAGAGGATATATTTCACACAGAACAGGGAGCGGATTAATTAACCTTAAAGGCGCTACCAACACTTGCAAAGCAAAGTACAGAGTAGAATTTAACGGAAATATTGCAGTTCCTACAGGCGGAACCGCAGGAGCAATTTTATTAGCTATTGCTGTCGAGGGCGAGCCAGACTTATCTACACTGGCAATCTCTACACCAACAGCAGTTGAAGCATTTAACAATGTGTCTATGGCAACAGATGTATGGCTTCCTTGCGGTTGCTGCCAGGCAATTTCTGTCAAGAACACATCTACACAGGCTATCAGTGTTGCTAATGCTAACATCACAGTAAATCGAATTGGTTAGGGGGCGAGAGTATGCACATTGAAAGAATACACAAAATGCAGGAGTGTCTTACAGAGAAAGCCGTCAGCGAGTTTGAAAAGGGCATTGAAAATGTTGACACTTCTGAAATGGGACAGGTCGTGGATATGATAAAAGACCTTGCAGAAGCTGAGTATCATTCAATAATTTCCAAGGCTATGAAAAAGGCTGATGAAGAGGAAGAAGAGTACGATAAAGAACTCTTAAGAAGTCTTAAGGCAGAATATGGCGAAGAAAGTGGTAGAAGATATTACGACCAATATCGCTATGCGAATGGCAGATTTGCCCCAAAAGGCAAAGGAACATACCGCAGAGGATATGAAGAACCACCTTATTACCATATGTACCCAGAAGCAGAACATATGAGGGATATTGATAGAGATTATGGCAAGATGTACTATACAGAGCCAATGTCTGAAAGTAATTACGACAGAGCAAAGAGAAACTACACAGAAACTAAGGAAATGCACAAGGCTAATACACCAGAAGATAAGGAACACAAGATGAAGTCGCTTGACAGCTACACTAAGGAACTTGCAAGCGATATTACAGGTATGGTAGCTGATATGTCGGCAGAAGAGAAGAATTTGCTTAGAACAAAGTTAAGCACTCTTGTATCTAAGATATGATTTTAAGGGCTATGAGTAGCAATATTCATAGCCTGTTTTATTCAGAAAGGAGCATACAGATGATTTTTAGCATTAATGGCACAATGTGGCAAGTACAATATGAAAATTCAAATTCAAGTGAATTAAAGCGGTCAGACAATGTTTCTGTGCTAGGTGTAACTGATAGAAATACACATACAATTTATCTATCAAATGCCTTGCGTGGATTTATGCAACGCAAAGTGCTGATACACGAAGTATGCCACGCAATCTGTATGTCCTATGATGTGTATTTGCCGATTGAACAGGAAGAGATATTGTGCGATTTTGTGGCAACTTATGGCGATGAAGTATTTGACATTGTTGATATGGTTTTAGGGGCAGTTAGGAGAGTGGGATAATGAGCATTGATGAGTTGTTAAAGATAATTCAAAAGACTAATCCGACTATGACAAAAGAATTATTGATATATGAGCTTAGTCAATGCCGGTATTCAAGTAAAGCATTGATTTATACAGAAAAATGTTGCCAAAAAATTTCGGGGTAACGCATTTGATACCTCCCCCGGATACATCTTTGATATTCAGAAAAACGATTTTGACAATTCCCAAAATTTGGTGCAGATTTCGTTCAAATCCTACTTAAAAAATTGAAAAAAATTTCTCGCAAAAATATAATGCAAAATTTTTGAAACCCCCGTCACTTTCAATTTTGTATTCAAAAATCCGTGAAAAACTTTTCCCAAAATTCGACCTCAATTTTGTTCAGATTTGCCCTGAAAAATTGATGAAAAACTTTAACAGATTAAAGTGCATTATATAAACTTGACCGGCTGCGATTCGTGCTTGTTTTGACTTTGTGGCTTTGTGATTTGACCTGTACGGTGGTTTTATTGTGTCGGTGTAGACTTATAAGCCTACAGAACAAAACAGCCTTAAAACGCCTTTGGCAGCGTTGCATAAAATGGGTATAATATGCCCTTGCAAGTCGTGGAAGCTGTCGCCAGTTCTGGAGAATTCAACAGAACGCACGCCGCCCCAACTGGGTACACTTGTACACCTAAAAAGCCTTATATATAAGCATAGCATTATTGTATTAATTTTTCAAGGTACGCAAAGAAAAGCGTATAAATATATACACTTAGTGCTTGCGGCTGGAATCGAACCAGCCAAACCAGAGCAAGCCAAAAGGGCGCAACCTGTACACTCCCCAAAAGCTAATTCGCTAATTTTGTTTTTATCTGCTTCAAAAACTTTTTATTCATATCACAATCTTTAATTCCTCGCATTTTTAAGGCATAGACACTTATGTCTTTATAATACAAATCAACAATTCCTTCTTTGTTGTGCCAGTCGTTTGCATCTCCTTGCCAGCATTTTATTCTGTGCTCTTCTTTTTGCCTTGCGATTTCTACACTTTCGGCAAAATCCTTTTCTATATTTATTTTATCATTCAAAAACCTGTTTATTAAACCCTTAAAGGTTTTTA